CCCCGCGACCCCGGTGGAGGAGCCCCAGGCCGCGGGCTTCGCGCTCGAACTAGCGGTGTCCCGCTACCTGGCCCAGGCCGCGGACCGCTACCAGATGGCGGCCCTTGACGGCGAGCTCGACGACGCGTGGCAGCTCGTGGAGCGCGGACGGCTCCTGGCGGCTCTCGAGGGCGCTGGCGTGGCTCCCGAGCGCGCTGCGAGCGCCGCCGCGCACGTGACCGGCCTCCTGGCCGAGACGGTGCGCCAGTACGCCGAGACCCGCGAGGCCGACGCCGCGTTGGGCGTTCGCACCCTGCGCGCCTTCGGCGCCGAGCACGCGCGCCACCTGGCTCGCACCCTGGAGGCCGCGTGAACCTCGACGACCTGTTCGGCGACGGCGAGACCCGCCACCACAAGATCGAGCGCAACGTCGGCGGCGACCTGCTCGGGTGGCTCGCGCTCGGCATCTCCGCCGAGGAGGTCAAGGCCGCGGGCGGCGACGCTGCCGACGGTCAAAGCCACTTCGTCGCGTCCACGGGCGCGGTCGACCGCATGGGGGATGTGGTCGAGCAGGACTGGCGGCTCGCGGACTACCGGCGCAACCCGGTCATCCTGCACGAGCACTACCAGCCCGTCGTAGGGCGCGGAACCGTGCGGGTCGCCACCGAGGACGAGGGGAAGCGCCTCCTCCTGTCGGTGACTTGGGACGACGGCGAGCACAACCCGGTCGGCCGCATGGTCGCCGAGCAGCATCGCCGTGGCTTCCGCCACGCGGTCTCCGTCGGCTTCCGGCCCGGCAAGGCGATCAGCCGCAAGGAGCTTCCGGACGACGACCCGCGCAAGGTGGCCGGCGACGTGCCGTCCTGGCGTGCCGGGTACGTCTTCCGCGCGTGCGAACTGCTCGAGGTGTCGAGCGTCGCGATCCCGGCGAACCCGCAGGCCCTCCAGTTGGCCTCGTTCGCCCAGGAAGTCGAGGACCCGACCGAGCGCGTCCGTCGCTACCTCGACGAGACGACGCCGAAGGTCGTCCGCGACGCCGTCCTCGACCTGATCCGACACGACGCCGAGGTGCGTCGCTCCATCGAGGCGGCGCTGTGGTCGACGCCCGCGCCCATCAACAACAACCGCCCGGAGAGCCTCGAAAGCTGGCTCGCTCGCGGGCTTCCGCAGGAGATGCCATGAGCGACCTTCAGTCCCCCGAGCAGGTGATCAAGGGGCTTCACGACGCCCGCGAGCGCGTCAAGGTCCTGGAGGCGCAGAACGCCACCCAGGCCGAGAAGCTGACCACGATCGAGCGCGCGTCCGAGGAGATCCGCCAGAGCCTCCAGCGCGCGAACGCGGAGCACGCCGCGGCCAACCGCTACCAGGCGAGCGGCTCCGATGACGAGGTCGTGCGTACCTACGTCGTGCGCGGCGAAAAGCCCCGCGGCGTCAACGCGCGCGACATCGCCGACATCGCGGCCGGCGAGCGCCTCGGGTACGGCAACAAGTCCGGCGCGCCCGAAGCCCGCTGGGCGGGCCACAAGGACGTCGGCGTCGTCCGGATGCTCGGCGGCGACGACGGCGTGGGCGGCTGGGAGTGGGGCCTGCTCGACGACCCGGCGCCCCGCAGCGAGTGGCAGCAGCGCCTGCAGGAGATCGCGGACACGCGGTCGCTCGTCCGCATGGTGCAGCGCGGCAAGCGCTCGCCCATCTCGGACGCCGCGCTCCTGCGCCACCTGGACCGGGGGCCCGAGGCGATCCGCCGCGTGTTCGCCAACAACGCGACCGAGGGCGCGGAGTTCATCCCGGACGTGGTGCAGCCCGTCCTCCAGCGCGACCTCGAGCAGATGCGGCGCGTCGAGGCGCTGTTCGCGACCGCCGACATGCCGACCGGTGGCGCCACGAAGAACCCCTTCCTCGTGGCGGGCGCGCAGCCCTTCCTCGTCGGCACCCCGACCGCGGGTGACCTCGACCTGGCGGACCTGGTCAAGAGCCAGCCCCAGACCTCCGAGATCACCGCCGAGCCGGTCAGCTACTCGGTGACCATCCCGGCCTTCCGCGATGCGGCCGAGGATTCGATCATCGAGTGGTCCGGCTTCGGCCGGATGCTGCTCGCCGAGGCGCTTCGCGACGGCTTCGAAGACGTGATCATCAACGCCGACACCAACGGCGGCGACACGGGCCTCGCGAGCTGGACCGCTCGAGGCCGGTGGGCCGTCCTCGGCCACAGCGCTGACCACCGCAAGGGCCAGATCGGCCTGCGCCACCGCGCCATCGACACCTCCTGTGCGGACGACAAGAGCGCCGCCCAGGCGGCCGCCGATGTCATGAAGTACAAGCTGGCGATGGCCGCCGCGCAGATGTCCGGCGACCTCGTCCACATCACCTCGATCGAGTTCCTGATCGCCAAGCTGATCACGGATTCGAACCTGCTGACCGTGGACAAGTACGGCAGCATGGCCACCCTCGTGACCGGCGAGCTCGCGCGGCTCGGCAACGTGCCGATCGTCGTCTCGGACTTCATGAGCGCCGCGATGAACAACAGCGGCGTGTACGACCACGTCACGACCGACAAGACCGGCCTCCTGACGGTCAACCGCAGCCGGTTCCAGGTTGGGCGCCGCCGGGGGACCCTGCTCGAGGCGGAGACGGTCGCGCGCCAGCACGTGACCTACCTCGTGGCCTCCGACCGCAAGGTCTTCCGCACGGTCGACCGGTCCACCACGAAGAACGTCCACTACGCCTACAAGCTCTCCACGAGCTGATCGGCGCCGCGGCGTGAGCCTCGCCCCGCTCGGGTCATGCCGGCGGGGTTGAGGCGTCAGGAGGGCCTCATGCTCGAAGCAATCGCGCTGCACATCCCGACCACGGCCGCCGGCACGGCGGACACGTGGTATCTCCCGTGGCCGCACCCCGGGAAGTGGCTGCTCAAGAAGGCGAAGTTCGCCCCGGCCACCGCCGTGGCCGCGGGCGCGACGGACTACACGACCGTCACGCTGGCGAAGAACACGATCGCCGCGCCGACCACCTGGACGGACATCGGGGCGTTCAACACGAACACCGGCGCGACGGCGCTCGTGATCGGCACCACGATCGACCTCGACCTGACCGAGGGCGCGGGCTGCCTGCTCTCCGAGGGCGAGCAGCTTCGGGTCACCAAGGCGGACACCGCCTCGGGCGACATCCTCGACGGCACCTGGACCTTCCTTGCCGAGAAGGTTCCGGTCTGATGAGCAAGCGGGCACGATCGCTGCTGGTGACGACGCCGGAGTCCCCGGTCGTGCTGGACTCGCTCCAGCGCGGCACCGTGGACATCTGGCCGATCCAGCGCGCCGAGCCCTCGCAGCTCGCAGCCGAGATCGAGCGCGGCGAGCATGACGCCTACCTCACGGACCTCGGGCACGCGGAGCGCACCCAGCGGGGCGCGCCTCGGGTGCTCGAGGCCATCGCAGCGCGCCGCGCGCGGGCGGGTGGCGCATGACGCTCCCGCTCGCCAGCGCCGTGCGTAGCACCCACCTCCCGACCTTGACGGGCACCGGTGAGGACACCGCGATCACCACCATGATTGCGCGCGCGGACGCGATGCTCGCCGCGTGGTGTGGCTTCCCGCCTGCGAGCGCGAGCGCCTCGCCCACGCTGGAGTCGACCACCTATACCGAGTACCTCGACGGCCCGTCCGCGCTGGACCCACGGGCCCTCCTGCTGCCGGTGCGTCCGGTCGCCTCGATCACCACGATCCACGACGACCGCGACAACGATTGGACCTACGGCTCCGCCGACCTCGTCAGCAGCGGCGACTACGTGCTGGACGGGCGCACGGGTCGGGTGCACCTGATCGACACGGCCACGCACGGCGGCTGGTCCGCTCGCAAGCGCGCGATCAAGGTGGTGTTCGTCGCGGGCTACGACACGGGCGCGCACAAGATCGTCGCCGAGGCTATCTCGATCATGGTCGCGCACTGGTGGAGCCAGCGCAACGGCCAGGGCAAGGCCTCGACGACCGCCGGCGGCCAGTCGGTGACCGCTCGCCCCGAGACCATCCCGGACCGCGTCCGGGAGATGATGGCGCCCCTGCGCCTGCTCGAGGTCGGTTGTGGCTGACCGCCTCGACACCTGGGCACCCGCAACCGCCGCGGCTCTGCGGAGCGCCCCCGGGCGCCTCCGCGGCGCTCTGCTCGAGCGCGCCCGCCGGTGGGTGGAGGCGGCCCGCCGCAACGCCCCCCGCGATGACGGCGAGCTCGCCCGCTCCATCGACGGCACGGTGACCGACGGCCGGATCTCCGTGACGATGCCGGCGAAGTACACCGCGGTGGAGGACGGCGCGACCATCCGTCCCCGCCGTGGGCAGTGGCTCGCGGTGCCCATCGCGCCCGCGGCGGCCATCCTCCCCGGCCCGCGGTCCGACGTGGCGGACCTCTTCGTCCTCACGTTGCGCGACGGGCGCCGCTTCCTGGCCTCGCGCCAGGGGGCAGCCATCGACCTGCGCTGGCGGCTGGTCCGGCAGGTCACGATCCGCGGTCAGCACTTCATGGCCCGCGCAATGGCCGAGGCCGAGCGCGACTTCGCCGCCGACGTCCTCGATCGCCTGTCCGACGGGGTGGCGTGATGGCGGCGGTGTTCGTCAGCATCCGCGACGCCATCAAGAGCGCGATCGCGGCCAACCACACCAGCGGCGGCGGAACGTACGACCTGTCGGCCACCGACCAGGTCAAGATCGGACGCTTCCTCCAGCCGCCCGGCTCTCTCGCCTTCGTCGCCATCGCGACCCCGACGATCCAGGGCATCCCGGACGCGCGCACCCTCCGCGATCACGCCTACGTTGCCACGTTCGACCTGCGCGGGTGGGTGCCGGTCACCGCCGACACGCCGGAGGCCAGGTCCACCGCGGCGCTCAACCTCATTTCCGACATCTGCTCGGCGGTGAAGGCGGCTCGGTACGACACGGGCGGGTCGCTGAAGGCGATCAACTCGGTGCGCGGGATCCAGGCGATGAACCTCACCGAGATCGACGGCGAAGAGTTCGACCTGCCGGCCGGATGGGCCTCCATCTTCGGGACGATCGTGCTCGACGTCCACCTGAATCGGGGGCTGTGATGGGTTGGTACGACTCGGCCTGGTCTCACCGGTGGGCGATCACCGTCGTGAACAGCGCGCCCGCCGCCTCGGGTGATGTCGAGATCGTCGTCCCCGCCGACTGGGGGGGGTGGGACGTCATCCAGGCGGACGGGGACGACATTCGGATCACGACCGCCGACGGCCAAACTTTGGCCTCCTACGCGCTGTCGGGCTTCAACTACGCCAACCGCACGGTCACCCTCCAAGTCGACGGCGTGACGCTGTCCAACGTCGCCGGGATGGACCTCCTATGGGTGTACGCCGGCAACGCCTCCGCGGCCTCGGCGGCGGTTGCGGTGACCATCTCCGGCGCGCTCGCCGGGTACATCGAGACCGGCCGCCCGTCGACGCTCATCCTCGAGGCGCAGCCCGAGCAGCCCGGCACGACGCGCCCCCGAAAGCGCGTCCAGAAGACCGCGAACGAACAGCTCTACCTCTGGATCCGGATCGACAAACTGCTCGAGCGCAAGGCCGCGCCCTACGAGGGCCGCACCCAGCACGAGGAGCTTCGTTCGGCGGTCGTGTCCGTCACCCTGGCCGGCTCGGCGCAGGGCGGCATGGTCGACACGTCGAAGCAACGGTTTCTGGAACGACGCGGACGCTACGGCCGAGAGATGTGGGTCAAAGCCTTCATCCAGGCTGGCACGACCGCCAACGACTACACCATCGTGACGGCTCTCCGCACGGTGGTCCCG